CGTTTCAAAGGTGTAGATAGAAATAGCCACAGTCGAAATAATCAGGTTGAATACAGAGGTTTGCGATCCGTTGTCTGATGGCCAGTTAACCGGGTCGTTTACAAACTTAAAAGCATTCAGGGATGAATTTGTCCTGACGTTGGTTTGTATCTCTAAGATTATGGTGGATAGTGATCGTGCCATTATATTGTAAACCAGTTAATGCCGTTTGAATACAGTCTTTTAAATCCGTAGTTCGTGTTTATCACAATATTAGCCGCTACCCCGTCGATGGATTCGGCAGCATTTCGGGCAACGGTGATATTGTTGGTTACCGCGCCGCCGCCTTCATCTTTGATGATGTAAGGAAGCCCAACGGATACCGATGCAGGAGGCGGAAGGGTTATAGTTCGTGGCGATCCGGTTGAAGTAACCCCTACCAATGTGTCTGCAATGGTCATGGCATAGTTTACTGCCTGAGCATTACGGGAGGGGTATAATTCGGTAAAGTTCGAATTTATTATACCAGAGGCAATATACAATGATGATCCTGTACCGTCATTTTGAACCGTTCCCCTTAATATTGTTTGTTTAGCCATTGTCGAAGGTAATTAAAGTATTATCCATAAATTTTAAAGTGGAATCCATCCGCCAAAATGATCCGGAGCCGTAGTTGTATGATCCCTTCAGAATGATAGGATTGCCATCGAGTGCCCTTGTGTATGCCGATATTTTACGCCAAGTGGTTTTATAGCTGATAGAGGGCTGATTGACGTTATCAAATTCCTCATCCAAGTCGGTTTCTACTTCGATTAGTGATGAAAATTGCACTGCATCCGTAGAGTTACCCCTGAACATCTGAATGGCGGAATCAAATGAATCTTGAAAGTCTAAATCTGATAACCGTTCGAATGTATAATGCTCAATAGCGAACCGGAAGGTTATTAAAACATCTACATTCTTAATTCCTAAACTCAGATCACGGGTTTCAAGTGCTGTAAACTGGATAAAACAAGCCGGCAGAGCAATCGGACGTTCATCTTTGGGGGCCTGAAAGTTATGATCCGTTTGGGCATTCCACATCCGCACCGTCTTTATCGCTGGAACGTAAGTGTTAATCCTGTTCTTTAACGCTGTGAAAAATGCGTGATTCATTTTTTATTTTTCCAGACTAGGTTTGTAATGATCGCACCGATTAAAGCACCGAAGGCGAAAATGAAAAGTGCGCTTATTGGTTCCATAATTTTAAAGTTTTATGAATGATTCAACTATTTTAATATTCTGCCTATCAAGTGTTCTACTGTTACCCATAAATTTCCGCTGAGGTAACTTTTTAGTTCCGTCATTGTGGTATTTCATGTACGGAGCATCTGCCACAATTACCACTTTTTCCGCTGATATTAACTGAGTATGGATCGATTGCCTACCTCTACCCGTTTTAACAAGTAGTCTCCGCCCCGTGTCCTTATCCTTTCGTGGCTTCCATTTCTTTACTCCATTATCCACAAAGCCCTCCGCCTCAAAGTTGGTTACCTTGAAAAAGTTAACGGCATTATTGGCTATCAATCTCATCAGTCGGGGTTTATTAGCCTTATAATTCGCCAGTTTTTTACCTAAATTCAATTTGTCCATTATGGTATCGGTAATCCAAAATTCTTTTTCTTAAAACCCTTGTCACCTTTTGCCACCTCAAAGTATGGATGGTCTTTTTTGAATATCATCTTGTCCTTTCCCGGGTTCATCTTAAACACTTCGGGAAATTCAGGACTGCCCCATCTCGGTATACCTTTTGGTATCTTAGTCACCGTCGCATGCTGATGAGAGGTAACAAAACACCTGCAATTCCATCCATTCTTTGGCATGTAATAAGTCCAAAATGAATCCTTTACAGGCCTTGTAACCCCGTTTATCATAGCATGGGCATCTCTAACCCTTTGGTCATGTTGGGTCTGATAGGTTAGAAATGGGAATAAATCACTCTCCAATTCAAATTGTACCCAATCCCTTGCCATTTGCGCCTGGCCCACTGCCGTGTTATACTCGGTTTTCAAGTAGTTCACATTATATTCATCAAAGACCGTATGGGCTTTTTTCTTAAAGTCAGCCCATGAACTTTTAACTCCATTGTCTAATATAAAGTCCGACATCTCCCTAACCTGTTGGTATTGTTTGGCCGCTGAGAATATGTAACAGTTATCTCTTATGCCTTCAATACATTCTCCCAGTTTCGTAACGTCAGGCCATGTGTCAACATGACCTCCAAATCCAAATGCAGCACCCTCATACAATTCACCTCCTACCGTTTTATGGTATTTTAAATCCAAATCGCGGTCGGTTATCTGCTCGTTATAAACCTTCTGCAAATAGTCATCAATAAACTCTTCACTAAATAAATCCTGTGGATAATCATTCAGGACAATGGCATTACCCTCCCGTTTGCTCCACTGGATCATTAGAATGAGTTTGTTTCCCTCCAATAAGGACTTTGACCATTTACAATAGAAGTGTAAGCGACATTACTAGCCACAGAGGGAACCCCTCCGATAGTATAGTTAATATCACAATACCCTTCAAAATACAGATCAGCACCTTTGACATACACTTTGCCAATAGTCGCTGAAATCTCTACACCTTGTTCAGTTGAATATAGGCAACTGTCACCCACGTTTGGCTTAAACATTTTTATAAAAGTTTTTAATTTTCTCCTTCATTTTTTGTACTTCTACATTCTCATCAGGGGCAGGATTTATAGGTTCATCTCCTAAAATCGTTCCATAGGTTTCTTCAACATATTCAGGGTCGATCCTTAGTCCGGATGCCTGACTAAGCTTTAAATCCATATCAGCCCGAGAAACCAAATCAACCTTCTCAGATGTGTCCCATTTAAACACACAGTTGGTAAAATCACCTATCCCTAGAGTTGTAAACCTCCAAAGGCATTCTTCATTGATTATCTGAGCAAGATTCTTAGCGTCTACAGTTCCATACATATTGGAAATATTCTCCCCTACTTTGCCGATAACATGGCCAGTGTTGTTAGAAATCACATCCTGACCAAATATGAGTTTTGATACCTGTGAATCACAGTATGCGATTAGTTGGTTGTAGATTTGGAAAGTATCTGATTTAGAAACATCCAAATTCTCAATCATATCCTGAGTGTCAATAACCCCATAACCATTGGAGCCCATTTGCTTTAATGCCTGCAATAGTCGGGATCTATCCGCATCTTCTCCTGATGTCTTACCAATTCTTAAAGGCATACCGAAGATTTCAGCATACTCCGACCAGTTAGCAATCGCATTGGCCTTGAATAAAACGAACTTGGTTGCATTGTATAAAATACCTGCATCGTGGATTTTACCACAAAATAGAAGCTGATTTTTGTAGGCCGGATCATCGATGTACAATCCGGTAATATCTCCGTAATTCTTTACTATAATGCCATATTCAGGCTTTATATAATCCCTATCAAGGCAGTTAATACCTGGGAATAGTTTGTTATTATCACCGAGATAGGGTATAAAGGAATTGTTTTCAACGGGGCCCAATTCGATCAATGAGAAACCCCATAACTCCTTCTCCAAGATGTAGTGCATTAAATCCCTGAACCAGGGCGTATCTATCAGGGCAGTCAAATCATGATTTTCCTCACCGTTGATGTCAGTAATCTTATATTCCTTCTCTAAAGTCTTAAATACCCTTGTTTTCCATTGGCTTTGCAGATGGGCATCCATCAAAACGTTCCTGAATACCCGATGCATCATATAACGAGAATGCAGATTCAGATTGTCATAGTCGAGCAAACCCATTTGATAGGTTTGCATGTCCTCATGCGTTCTGAAATTCTGAATTACACGTTGATACTCTGCGCCCGTTGCGCTCTTACGAACGTAATTCTTTGGCCTGCCCGATGGATTCCCTGATATTCCTTTCACAAAGGTCATGGCGTCATGGTTTCAGGGTTCAACAATGTAGGATCGTCGCAAGGACGGGAAACAAATTTCTTATTAGAGTAAATCTCTATTCTCCTCTGACCTCCACTTACAGATGGGTCTAATCTTGTTAGGCCTATGTGATATTCCCCATTCATAGCGGCTTTCATCTTAGTAACAGCCTCATCATAGGCAGCTTTACGATGCTCAGGAATATCACGAGGATTAACCGTAAAAAGAATACGGTATAAGGCAAGGTCGATCATTGCCTGTAATACAAAAGCGTTTCGAGTAGGATCGGAATATGTTTTTTGGAACTCTGCAGCGATGTTATAC